CTGTGGAACTTCCATGGAACTTTTTTTTGGGCTTAGAAACCGCTATATATAAGACATATTTAGACCAAAAGATAAAAAGTTCCACGGTACCATCACTTTTTTTTCCACTGAACAAAAAAAGTGTTTTGGTCTAGAGAGTGTATATAGTAGGAATAAGTTATGAGAAAAAAATCAAGAATTATTGACAGTTATGTTAAACCTAAAACAGTTAAGAAGTTTGTTAAGTTTCCATATAAGCGTGTACGTATAGATTGGATTGATATCATAACTGAAGGTGGCTGGGGCAGTGTAAAAGAGTTTAAAGACATGAAACTAGCAACACCTGTAAGTGAAGGTTGGTTGTTTAGTAAAGATGACGATACTGTAAGAATCTTTGCTGGCTATGATGTAGATGATGATGGGTCTATTACTTTTTCTGAGAGATCGGTTTTTCCAACTTCTTGTGTGAAAAAGATAACTCGGGTTCACTAACATCCTGTGACTCACCTTCAACAGTCTTTATATTTAAAAGAGGTGCGTAATCGTCTAAAATTTGTTTCATTTTGGCTTCTAGTTGTTCTTCTGTCATCTCTTCTAACTTCCCAGTTTTTATTATCTTTCTGTCTATGTATAGCCCTGCTGCTTTTCCTCTACTTACCTCTGCGTTTACCGCAGAAGAAAAAGAACCCTTCTTCAAAGCTGCCTGTTTAATTCTATCTAATTCTGCTATGTGTTTGCCGTAAGTCACTTCGTGCTTCTGTAATCGTTCATCATGTAGTTTACCAATATATTGCACAACCAACGGTGCGTGTCTTGGATTGGTTAGCTCACTGCCTTCGACACGTGATCTTTTAGGTGAATATCCTGCTAGTTCAGCTGCCTCAGATTTAGATACAGGACCTTCAGGTCCACCGAATACTAATAGCTCGGCAAATCTTTTTTGCATTTCTGTTAATCTTTTAGGAACTCCCATGTTGACTTTTTAAGGTAATAGTCTTATATTGTCAAGGTATGAAAGATAAGCGTACTTATACTAAATTGAAAGAACATGGAGAAGATATGAGTCATGAGAATGAATCTACTATAACAAATGAAGACAGGGGCCCAGGTGATTTAACTTTGTTAATTGAAATGCATCAAAAAGAGATATGGGATTGGAAGCAGAAGGAATCTGAATATATTCAAACTAAAAATTTATTAGATGGGTCTAAAAGAATTATTGATGAGTTGAGTGCTAAATTGGTTGAACAAGTCAGAGTTATATCTGAACTTAGGTATGATAATCAAACTTATAAAAAAGAAATAGAGAAACTCCTTGCGGAAAAAAAGAAATGAGAGTAAGAGATCTTCAAGAATTTTTATCTTCTTTTACTGCAAGTAATAAAGCTGGAACAAGACAGGGAAACGCTGTTAGTGATGCTGTACTTTACGTTGAAGTAAATGGTCAACTACACGAAATTAAAAAAATGGAAGTACACGAAAACAGTCAAACTATATTTGGGTTAAATAAAAACCATCAATCTCACCGTCTTGTAATGAAAACAGCAGAGAGATCTAATATAATTTTACCGGATAAATTGCGTACGCCGGGCGCATAATGCGTGAGGCAGTTACCTCAATAACCACATGGGTCCAGAGGCTAAATTTTACAAAGAAATTAAAAGAAAGTTACCAGAGTTTTCCTTTGTTCGGATTGAAAATAGTAGCTTACTTGGTACTCCTGATCTATTGGTCTATAATACTTCTGGGCACTTTTGTACTGTAGAATTAAAAGTAACCAAAAGTAAAAAAATACGTTTTTCACCACACCAAATAGCCTTCCACACACGACACAATCAGAACACATTTATCATGATAAAGACCCTTGGTCCTTTATCCCCGAATACTTCTCCAATATCCATGTTCCATGGTTCAAGAATCAGGGAGCTTGTTACTTCCGGCTTGAAGCTTGACGCTTGTTACTTAGGGCTTGATGCTTGTCGCTTGGCGCTTGAACAGGTTGGTTCGAAAGCTTGACGCTTGGAGCTTGAAGCTTGAAGCTTGTGGCCCGGACCAGGTGCACGCTCTGACTCACCGTCGTGAGAACTTTTGCTAATGACCTGATCCGATTTATCCCTGGGGATTCTGTAAAATTTTGGATGTCTAAATACGTGTGTCATGTTAATGTTTGCCGTATATAACAGCTTGGACGTCTTTATTCCAGCATTTACGACAATCTAAACATTTTCCTTTTTGGTCCGGTGCTGGACAGGTCCGTGATTCTTTAGTCGTGACGCCTGACTCATGGCTCCAGGCGCTGGAGCTCGGGCCGTTGATCTTGCTTCTTGATAATCTTATAACAAGATTTGCCGGAACCTCTTCAGGAGCTGGCAGGAATTGCCGCTCTTGTGTTGGTAGCCAGTGATTCGTATCCGGTGTAAGTCTACACACCTCCAGGATCTTGGCCATATGATCATGAGACTGTACATCTCCAGCGTCATGCCATCTAAACCATTTTAATTTTTTAATTCTTGCTGCCATAGCTTCAACCCATAATGGGTTTTTAATTGCATCGAGCCTTCTATATTGCGCCGCCTTGATTGCTGGGTAACGTGTATAATTTCCTTTTTTAGCATAACAAAAAAAGCAGGGCGTGCCTGGAACCTTCGACAGCTTCCAGCCGGTCTTACACTCCCACGCCGGCAGGCTATAGCTCAGGCCAGGCATCTTGCTGGTCTTAGTGAATGAGTCTGTAATTTTTAAAGCTTCTTTAACTAGCATCGATAATCTTTCTAGCTGCTTCAACTGTCACTGTACCGTTGCCAGCGTCGCAAGCTTTTAACATTTTTTTTAATATTGCTATTTTTGTTTTCTTGTCTATTTTTTTACTTAAGAACTTTTTTACTTTCATACTTTTATCTCCTTTAATTTGTAGGACTGTATAACATTATAATTTAATCTTGTCAAGCTTGCAGCCTGACGCTTGCAGCTTGCAGCTTGGTGCTTGTAGCTCGGGCCCTGATCCAGGAGCCATCGCCAGTGGTGCAGCAGGATCTGAACACTCTCAGATCCTGCCCGGGATGACTTATTCATCGTCTCTTTCAAAATCTTCTACGTCCCAGCCGTCACACAGCGAAGAGTGATCCACGTCAGGTGATGTTCTCCAGGTTGTCTCCTTGCCTTTTGGATCAGTTGTAATGAAAGTAATTTTATCAATCATTAAAGTTGATAATTCTTGAGTGGTCATTTTACTCTTCATCCTTCCTGTCCTCCATATATTTTCTTGATCTCTCCTGATCTTCCTTCACCATTTTGATGATCTCTTCCAGGGCGTTTGCTATCCTGTTAAGCTGATCACCAGCTTCATATATTTTTATTTTACTCATAGTTTATTCCTTTCTAAATCCATCCTACATGATCCCTGAACCATTGTCAAGCATTGCTTGCTGCTTGAAGCTTGCCGCTTGAAACTTTCAACTTCAGGTTGAATTTTTTTTACAACCTCAGGTTGAATTTGCTAATTAGAATCATTCTAAAGTGATCAGTCACTATGCTACGTAGGCAGGCCTTTCAGTTTGCAACCCTACTGGACCATCACCGCCCGGTGATCGCGACCTATGTTATAGTGTTAAGTCTCACAGTCAATAATGACTGATCCCAGATCCTGCTAGCTGAATTTAATTCGACACAGGATCAGGGATCAGTCCCAATCGCTCCAGGCAATACATAAATGTTTGCTAATCACGACAGGGATATGTCCCAACTTAATTAGGTAAGATTTAATTAAATAATTAAGTTAATTCCTATATAATCCTATTGACAATGAATGTCAATAGTGTAAATTAAAAATATGCAAATAAATAACAGAAAGGACAAAATGTCAAAAATAAGAATGAACACCGAGTTAAGAAACAAACTCTTTAATAAAATAAAACATACATTTGAGAATGAAGATACGCAAGAGAGAGAATTATATCTTCAATCAAGAGAGTATGTTGATGAGCAATATCAAAGTGCAAGTCAACTTGCAAAAGAAGTTGTTGAGAGATCATATCCAACAGAAGATGTTGCAACACTCCGAACTTTCAAAAAGAAATATGGAGACCCGTGTGATGTTGTAGCAAAAGATAAATGTTTTTACTTTGCACACAATGAAGATACTGACGAGGACGGGGACACTAAAGAAACTAAATCACATTTTGATTTTGGTTTGTTTGGTAATCTAAATGGTAGTGAGTATGGACATGATGAGGGCAATCAATTTGCACTTGCATATTATCGTGAGGAGTTAAAAGCAAATGACTTAAATCCCGATATCTTTGCACAACAAAAAGAAAACAAAGACAACCCACACAAAACTAAACATGTTGAGGCGTGTACTAAAGCATTGGGTTATAACGGTAGTCATAATGATAGTAACGGAATGACAAAAGATCT